ATGGACAAAGCAAAAAAAGAAGCCCTGCAAGAGCTTCTGAGGTTGCTGGCTGATAACCCCGATTTAGCCGACCGGATTACAATCACCATCAAACCTAACAGCAAGCCCCAGCAGGGCGAACGCCAAGAGACCTAACCCCGGCGCGAGGGGGAGCGGGAAAGCTCCCCTCCCCCTCAGTATAAAGCGCAAGGCATAGAAATACAAGGAGAATTTGAAATGAGATTTATCGACCGCAGAAATTGCAAGAGTGCATTTGAAAAGGGCGAGAGCCGCGAAATCAAGAGCATGGGCGCTCTCACGCAAGAGGCCGTCAAAATCGCCGAGCAGAATGGCCTCGGCGTCATGCAAAACAGAGGCGGTGCTTTTCGCGTTATTCGCGCCTGCGGCCTTGGCGCCTACGAGAACTTCTTCTCCAGACTTGAAGAAGTCGATGCATTTATCAAAAACCTGAAAAAGTGAGGAGGAACGCAAAATGATGATGTCCGGGTTTATCGACCGCACCGGCTTCGAGCCGACCGCCAAAGAGTACGCCAAGATCGAAGAAGCCTATTACGACTTCGACGGTGACAAGGACGCCTTTTGTAAGGCTTTCGTCAAGGACGGCGGGGCGCGGAAGCTCTGCAAGGCCAGAGCCACCGAGATCGACCGACTGAACAGCCTGCTGCTGGAGAGCGAGCGGCAGTACAAGAAGGATATGGCCGACCGTGAAAAGCGGATCGACGAGCTGACCGCCGAGCTGGACCGTGAGCTTGAATGGAAGCCCAGCGATGGTGCCGGCACGAACATGGAGCAGAAGCGTTACGAGGAGCTTGCCAAATACGGCAAGGCGATGACCGACGAGGAGGCCAAGGCGTTTATCGCTGACGAGTGCGGCTTCGATCCCGAGAAGATCCGCATTCTGCACGAGGTCAACACCTACGAGGTCAACAAGCACCGCCGGCTTCGCAAGTCTGGCACTTTCGACCGCGCGCCCGTGTACGAGGCCACCGATTGGAACTATGTCCGCTTTGACTGCGCCTGCTTCATGTATGAGCTGGTCAACGGCGAACTCCGCTTCTACTGCTGCTAAATCACCGCCCGCCCCGGAGGTCACGAGGGCAAGGAGGAATTCGAAATGTACGGAACAGTTATCATCAAGACCGCCTCGGCGCAGGCACAATTCAAGACATGGGCGCATGACAGCATCTATGCTTTTCTGACTGACCACGGCTATAGCCACGACACAGCCGCAGATGTTGCAGGCTGGGCGGACCTCGCTTCGGTTGGTGAGGAATATGAGCTTGACGGTGCCGCAATCATTATCGTCGATTAACGAAGTGCCTGACCTATCGGGCCTACGGGGAGAAAGGACACGACCATGAACAAAATCCGCCGCAAGAATTTGCAGAGTATCATCGACCAGCTGGAGGAGCTGAAAGGCAGCCTCGAAGACCTCCAGGCTGAGGAGGAAGAGTACCGCGACAATATCCCTGAGAATATGCAGGAGAGCGAACGCTATGAAAAGGCAGACGAGGCCTGCGACAACCTCTCCGAAGCCGTAGATAACCTGGAGGAAGTCATCAGCAGCATCGAAGCTGCCATTGAGTGAGAGGAGCCATCATGAACGACAAAATCATCATCGACCGCATGGACGCGGAAGAATTTCTTTCGATGCTCGTGGACGCTGCCAAGCAGGACAACCCGACCCGTTACTACAGCGCCGCCCAGGTCATCGAAAATATTGCCAACGACTTCAAAGACCTCTGCAAACTGTAAATCAAGGCTGGCCTATCGGCGTGACGGGGAGAAAGGAAATGACTATGACTTATCTTGAAATTCTCGGCTGGGCGCGCAAGGGCATTCAAGCCGACAAGGAGAAGCACCGCGAGATGCAGGAAAAGGCGCTTGAGGGTCAGGCTCTCGATATTGCCGGGCACTGCCAGGAAGTCATTGATACCCTCGATATCAAGCTGGCAACCCTCGACGAGATTGAAGACCTGCACAACAGAAAGTGAGGGGCAGCATGGAGAACAGGTCTTGGACGGTCACTTATCGCAATCGTGACAACGGCCAGCGGATCACCGCCGCCGTATTCGCGACAGATCAGCGGCAGGCGCAGGAAAAGGCCCGGACCGCTGGTCAGATTGACGACCGCGAGGTATGGGAAGTCGAGAGCGTCGAACCGCATGAGGAAACGCTGGCGCGAGTTCTCATTGCTGAATTTAGCAAGAAGCAGCAGGGCGGGCATTTTGCCTGCCCCCGCTGCGGGAAGATGGCGATGGATGCGGAGAGTGTCACACGCAACGCTCTAAGCCGAAGGGCAACGGTCTATATCTGTGATGCTTGCGGAATGCAGGAGGCCTTGGAGGACATGATGGACAGCATAACTCCGCTGACCGCATGGGCTATCGTCGCCGCGCCAGAAAACTGGCGCATGGAGGAAGGAGGCAGTGAGTGTGAAGCGTGACGACGAGCTAATGTTCTACACAGAGTGCTGGCGGGAACTGCGAAGCTTTCTATCAGAGGTCGTGCGGGACAACACAGGCGAATATCCCTTCGCACAGGATGTCTTGAATCTGATGCGCAGCATCGAACGGAAATACGAGGGGTGCTGATATGAGTAAATCTTGGACGCCCGAGGAGCTGGCCGCTGCCAGTGCCGCGATGAAAGCGGAGGGCCACATGAGCTACGAGGAGTTCTGCGCCGCGCCAGTGTTGCGGCTGGAACACAGAGGCCGCGACAGCTGGGATCGCCCCGTCTACGAGTGCGACGGTCGGCTCTATGTCGATGTCGACCCACGCCGGAGCAGACCGGCAGACATCTGCACGAAGCAGGGCAACGCCTTTGACGGCGAGCCCTGCGACCCTGTTCCGGAGGGAACGATCATTGAGTTCGTTCCGGATCGGGATACATGGGATTTTTGAAAGGAAAGCGCAGCGGCCACGCGCAAGCACCTCTCTCGCCGCCGTAGGCGAGTTGCAACACCACCTTTGCGGCGTGGGAGGGTAGACGCCCACCCAAATGCAAAAAACGCTCCTGCGCCCCCGTAAACGCGAAAGCGCCGGAAAACAGAAAAAGCCCCCTCGACAGGACGGTAAAATCCTGCGAGGGGGCTTTCATTGTGTGGGAGGTATTCAGATGGCGGGGCTGTCGATGCTGCCGTCGTCCTCCGTGTCGGTCCGGAAGTTGTTTGCCTTGGCCGCCTCAAAGGTGATCCCGCCACGCTTGTGGTCGGACTTCGCAAGCGAGAGGTAGCCGTTTGCTCCGGCGATGATGATCGCCTCGCCAACGCCGGTGGCGGCAGTAAGCCATGCAGCGGCGGCGGTATAGCCGCTTTTGATGCACAGATACATGAGGAACAAGCATTCTTGAACGATCAACAGACCGGCCAGCATCGCCAGCAGGCACACGACCTTGCTCCATTCGACCTTGCGCTTCTTCGCGGCTCTGCGCTTGCGCTTTGCCATCAGCTCAGCCCAAACTTCTGGGCGAAGCGGTAGAGGACGGTTGCGAACTGCTCACGGGTCAGGAAGTCCTGCCACATGAAATTCGCCTCGCCGTTGGGGAGCTTGCTGCCGCCGACCAGCAGGCCGGTTTCCTCAACGAACTTTCGGCCGTCCGCGCTGAAATTGCCGCAGTCATTGTCCTGCAATTCCGCGCGGTAGGCGTTCATGGCGACCTTGAACATTTCGTTGAATTTGTCCTGAGTAATCTCTGCCATTTCTTCTTCCTCCTTTACGAGCGACCAGTCCGGCGTACCGTAGCCGCCGATCTGCGCATAGTTGATCGAATAGCTTTTGTTGCGCACCATGCCGCCGTTCGGAACGACGCCGGGGGCGCTGGAGGTATTCCCTTCGATGGTATATACCCTGCCGCCGGACACCTTCTCGACGAGGCCGGTGTGATACATGGATTTTCCCCCGTCTTTGGTGAAGAAAATCTGATCCCCCGGCTGGGGGTTGCTCTTGTGGAAACGGCCGACCGCACGATAATAGCCTGCCGACTGAGTGCAGCCGGCGCCGTACCCGCCCATCGGCTGATTCGTCATCTTCATGGCGACGCCGAGACCGAAGGTCGTGATATAGCACCAATCAACGAACATATCGCACCAGGCGTAGCCGTTTTTCGGGAAGTTGTAGACGCCGAGGCCGTCGAGAAATGCGGCATACTTCGTCCAGTTCCCGCTACCGGCGTTGGCAGTTTTGTCTTCCAGCTGGGAGTTGGTGGCCTTTTCGATGTAGCCGATCTCGGCTCTGGCTGTGGCAATCACTCGCTCAATAGCGGTCATGGGTCATTCCTCCTCGGGGGCGGTATGGTCTTCCTTGCCCTCACCGGAAGGTAGCGCAGTAGGCGCCGCGTCCGCCCCGGGTGTCGCGGTAGAGAGCATATCTTTCAGCTTTTTCAGTACATCAACGGCATAGGCGGTAAAAGCTGCCAGCATAGCCAGCGATACCGCTGTCATCAGGTTTACGGTCTGCCCATCGACCTCCACTACCATCAGATCGGGGTTGAGGTACCCGGCGAAGTAGACCGCGACCAGCGCCGCTGCCACAACTGCACTCTTGATGCAGCCGTTGCGGAACTTCGTCTGATCCCATTCCCCATCAATGATGGCATTGATGGAACCGAGGGCAATGTTCGCGGCGATCAGCAGCACAAGCCCTGCGGCCAGGCGGATGATCGTCATATCCAGCACGTTCATTGTGCGTCCTCCTTACTGCAAAAAGTCGTTGCTGTCCAAGCACCGGCGATATATCGTCTTGATCCGGTCACTGGTCAGCTCTGTTACATTGTTTTCAAACTCCGGGTGATCCTCGCAGTATCGTTCGTAGGCGGCGATGTCCCGGAGCGTTTGGTCGAAATGATCTTTGGTGTGGCGCTCGCCGTGGAGACATTCATCGCCGAAGCGTAGAATGCGCGCCCGGCAGTTGACGGCCTTTTCCTCGGCCATGCCAGACCGAACGCACTGCAGCTCGCTTTCGAGCTTTCCGACCTTCTCCAAGACCTCGCTGTTGATAGCGCGCCCGAAAGCCTTTGCTATTGCAGACCACGGATTGATTTTGATGGGGGCGAGCTGGAGCAGCGTCAGCAGCACAAACAGCGCACTTCCCCCACCAAACAAAATCTCCTTGAGCGTCATCTCTCAATCCTCCTCTGCGCGTGATAAGGAGGGCAGCCCCCGCAAAGGAGCTGCCCTCCGTATCAATGCCGTGGTCAGACGGTGACTTCGAGATCTGCCAGGATCTCCTCGACCTGCTTCCGAATCAGGCTCGGAACCTGGTCGATGGTCTTCTTGCCCTTGACGATCAGGGTCGCGTAGACAACTGCCATAACTGCTACCTCCTTTCCCATCAGAATGTATAAAAGAAGGAGCCGAAGGCTTTTCATAAGCCCTCAGCTCCATTCTTGCTATTTTCGAGGATTTCCCGGACGGCTGCTCGCAGCTGGTCGGGAACTTCCTCAATCGTCTTTTTTTCTTTGCGGATCAGGTCTGCGTAGACCTTCACCATGTAATTGCTCGCCATCAGTTACGCGCCTCCTGTCGTAGATGTCACGGCGACGATCTGTTCGTAGACATCGCATAGCGCCATCTGCGTATCGGTGACCTGCCCCTCAAGGCTCGTCACCTTTTCCGTCAATGCCGCCTTGTCAGTCTCCAGGTCGGCTACCTGCTGCTGCAGGGAGGGAATCGTTTTGCCCTCCGCCTCATGCAGCTTGGCTTGCGCCAGATAACCGGCATAGTTGCCGAGGATGTCTTCACTCAGGCCGTCGTACATATTCAGCTCCAGGTGATATTCGTCGTACACCCACCCGCTGATGGTCAGCTCGTCCCGCTTTTCCTCAAACGGCTCGGCGTTCTCATAGAAGCGTACCAGGGCTACCCCCGGCTTATTAGGCTGCTCCTCCAGCGAGAATGCGTTGCTGGGCGCGTTGTCGCCTCTTACTCTCATTTCGCACGACCTCCTTCAGATGTTTTACTCCAATCGGGTCAATGTACTTCACCCGAATTGTATGACTATTGCAGTGCTTCAGTTGCCCGGCGCGGCTCAGTAGCCCGGAGGCCTGGGCGAACATGATAGGCTTTCCGGCGTCAAGCCGCTTTTTGACGCGGCGGCATTGCCGGGTGAAGCGCAGGAAATTCCGCTTGCGCAGAATGACATGAGTGCGGGAAAAGCGGTAGCCGACCGCGCTCACCATGCGCTTTGCCGTGGGATAGATCTGCCAGTTCGCTTTCATGGACAGGCCGAGCCGCTGCTGCATGAACGCGGCGATCAGCTTCCGCGCCTTGTGCAGCTGCTTCTTATTCGGCCCGAGCAGGGTGATGTTGTCCATGTAGCGGGTCATATACTTCACGCCCGGCAGCGTCATGATATACTGGTCCAGAGACTCCAGGTAGAAGTTTGCCAGCCATTGGCAGATGTAATACCCGATAGCCAGCCCGCCGCCGCAGGATTCGATGATGGAATAGACCGTCCGCAGAAAGCGCTTGTCCTTGATTTTCCGCGCAAGAGCCCAGATCAGGCGCTTGCCGGAGATGCTGGGGTAATACTGCGCGACGTCAAGCTCCGCGGCGTACTTCGTTCCCTTCGGGTCGTTGCGAAGCGCGCCGCGGATTTTCTTGTAGATATGCTTCCCGCCGCGTCCTGGAATGGACGCACAGGACCACGGGTGCATACCGCGCATAAGCACCGGCTTCATAGCTGTCACAAGCATCCATTGGATCACGCCGTCTGGCCAGAATGGGACCATCTTGATCTTACGGTGCTTCTCGCTGCTCTCATCATAGATCTCGCGGATCTTCGGCTCGGACGG